GACGCAGGCAATCATGTCCGCTCGTATCGATGAGAACATCCAGCAGATCCGCGTCACTCTGGAGAAAATGGCGGACAAATGATATGGCTATACTTGAGAGCATTGCCGCTGCGAACGCCGCTTATTCGGTTATCCGTCAAGCTCTCGGCAATGGCAAAGAGACTGCGGGACTTATCAGCGCGGTTGGTAAATTTCTTTCTGCGGAAGAAGATGTAAAAGACGCAGTCCAGAAAAAGAAGAATAGTCCACTCACCGCGATTGCAGGTGGCGAGCAGGGCGACTGGGAAGAGTTCCAAGCATTAGAGAAGCTAAGGCAGCAACGTAAGGAGCTGGAAAGCTACTGCCGCCTCTACGCCCCTGCTGGCACATGGGATCGCTGGCAGCAATGGCAGGCAGAGGCACGTAAACAGCGCCAAGCTGCCAAGAAGGCAGCGCAAGCAGCACACGAAAAGAAGATGGAGCAAATCCAAATCGCGGCTGGTATAATACTGGCGGTCACTGGGGTTGTTCTCAGTATTTACTATTTAGGTGTCTACATGGGGAAGTGGTAAATAAATACGTAGTTTACGATCGGAATGGTAAGGTCGTGATTATTACAAGTAACAAGAGGATTGCAGAACACTATGGCAACAATTCTTGACCAATGGCGCGTGTGGCCGCGCGCAATGATGTTAGTCCAGACAGTAGTATACATAAGGTGCATCGAATGGGCATTATCTCAACCGGACTTGAGTACATCTCAAGCGGGCTTAATCAGTGTGGTTACTGGAGCCATGACTGGCACAGTAGCAGTTTTCATGGGAAAGGAAATCAAGTGAGACACATAGACAGCATTGGCATCCACTGCAGCGCGACACGCGCCAACTGGATGAAGGGGCATTCGACTGCCGATAAGGTCGCGGAGATACGCCGCTGGCATACAGAGGAGCGCGGGTGGTCGGACATCGGCTACACGTATGTCATTGACCGCGACGGCACAGTCGCCGCAGCACGCCCCGTCACACGCACCCCAGCGCACGCAAAGGGACACAATAAGGGGTCAATCGGGATCTGTTTGCTCGGCGGACACGGCGGCGTTGCCGGCGATAGCTTCTTAGAAAACTTCACGCCAGAGCAAGACAAGGCGTTGCGTCGTCTGCTCGATGATCTGAAGGGCGAGTATCCAATAACATCTGTCTGGGGCCACAACGAAGTGAGCTCAAAGGCGTGTCCATGCTTTCAGGTAGAGCATTGGTTGCACGGCTAGTCATATGTCTCCCGCTGTTGCTTGGGGGTTGCTTGGGGTTGCCGTCTTTTCTCTCGCCGTCTGGTGGAGTGAGCGTGACCCCGATCGGCACGAACGTGGCGCGGGAGGTGGAGCAGAAAGTCGTAGGTCAGGAGACGACGTCTACCGCTGGTCGGGATATCGTGCAGACGGAGACGATAAAAGAGGTTGAGCTTGGCCCAGCCGAAAACGTCACCGTCAACAATCAGGACATACCGATGTGGGTGATTTTACTGGCCATCATAGGCTGGCTTTTGCCTACGCCAACGCAGATGGGATTAGCGCTCTGGAACGCGATTTTGGTGTTGACCATGCCGCTCACTAAACTAAAAAGGCGCGGTGGGGAGTAAAAGTCAACCGCATACCACGGGCGGTTTTGTTGACCCTCAGATAGCCCGACACTCTCTGGCTCCCCACACGACTACTTCTCCTCATCATGCAGTATGCGGTGGCAGTTCGCACACAATACAATGCAGCGTTCCAGTGCTTCTTTCTGTGCGGCGCCAAAGCGACCGTTACGCACTAAGTCTGTGACACGCTGGTTGTCGTCGCTTTTTATGACGTGATGAAAGTCGATCGCCGCCGGATGCGAGAACCCGCATTTAACGCAGGAAAGCGTCTCCTTCCACGCGCGGTATTCTTTGCGCTTGTTGCGGCGGTAGGTGTTAATTCTGTCTTGAATTTTCCTCTTATTTTTCTGGTAATACTTTTTGCGATACTCTTTATTGTACGCCTTCTGGCGCTCCTTATCTGCGTAGGGAATGGCTACATCCTCCATGAAAAAAGGCTCCCGTAAGAGCCTTATATCATATTTTATGCTTGGAGCGAAATTCGTATAATCGTTGCAGAGTTATGTCGAGCTTTCTGGCTATCTGCCTGTTATCTTTACCAGCCGCTGCCATCTCCTTAATCACTTGGTAGTGGCGCTCATTACGCTTTCGGCCTCCCTTCTGGCCAGCCTCACGCTGCGCATTGCTCATGTTGACCTTTTTCTGCATGATGCGGTTTTCGTTACCGCACACTTCCTTGATGATGTCGATGCACATAAGCCAACGCTCTTCAGTTGGAAGCATTCCCCTTGGCCAAGTAAAACTCATTAAAAGCCTCCAAATAAAAACACCTCGATCGCGCGGGCGATGCTGACGCCGCCTAGAGCGCACACGGTGACGATGACGAATGTATTAAGCTGTGACATGGATACCAAGCTCCTTCTGCATCTGGCGCAGCTCTGCGCGGTCGTCTGATAGCAACGCCATCTCCATGCCGATGTCTGCGCTGACGCTGCCGCTGCGCACGCCCTTGATGTCGTTTAAACGGTCAATCTTAATCAGGCGCTTCTTGATGCGCTCGACAAGTTGCTCCATGCGTTCCTGCGGTGTGATGACGTATTCGCCAGTTGTGATATCGTATTTCAAAACGGTGGTTCCTCTTCCTGTGTTGCTGGCGTCCACACGATGTCCACACCGTGCAGCGCCAAGATGAAATCGCGGAGCGTTACGCCCCACATAGTTTTTTGTAATCGGCTAACGCGCTGTCGATGATTACGTTGTACGCCTCATCAACCTGCGGCCATTCACCTTCCAAGTTTAATTTGATGTAAGCCGCTAAGCCGTGCATCAGCATGCTGCTGTCTGGCATTGTATGGTTGAACTTGATCATTGCCTCTGCAAACGCATTGCCGAGCGATCCGATGATGCTGTGTGCTTCTGAAAGTGTCATGTGTACCTCCTCTGTACATACCCTCTGTTAACACGGCGGTAACATATGTACAAGAAAAAAATGCCCCGCGCTTTCACGCAGGGCAGTACAGGGAGGCGAATGAGGAACATGGTGTGTCCTAAGCATTCCAGTGCACTATATTTAGTTCCGGTTTGCTTTACAATCCCTACGCTGTTAAAAGTTAACTAGCATTTAACGGAGGATCTCTCATGCTTACTGAAGAACAACGCGAACTCGTCCGCATCTTGAACCAGCCGCACCGTGTACACAACGTGCTGGCATTATTCCGGTCATGCGAAAAGGCGGCCACCCTTATCCAAGAACAAGCCGCCGAGATCGATGAGCTGAAGCAAGCGAAGCCGGCGCCGAAGAAGCGCGCGGCGAAGTCTGCGGATTAAAAGTCTTCTTGGTTCATGCCAAGAGCTGCGCCCAGCGCCCCGCCGTACAACTCAGGTTGGACAAGCAATCTGCGGCGCAGCATTTCATCCTGCATTTGCCGACCAGATAAACGCTGCATTGCACGCTGTTGCTGCTGAGGTGTACGTGCAAACAAGATTTCAGACATCTGCTCTGCAACCGGCGCGCCAATACCTTGCGCACGCGTAGACAGTGCTCCAGCGGCTTGACGCACGGCCTCTCCACGACCACCTGCGATTAACTGCAATAGAGAGGCGGGGTCAACGCCCTGCTCAGCCATTTCTTGGATGTTGCGTTGCGTATCAGAGCCGCCAAGAACACGACGCTGTGTGCGCATGATTGCGGCCTCTGCACGCATGTATTCTTCAAACTGATCAAACGATGCATCATCAGGAAACGCTTTGCGCAAAGCCTCACGCCGCTTCGGTGACCCAAACAAACGCTGCACGTAGTCTGTGCGATCGGAGCCAGATGCGATGTTGCGGATCTTGGTGATCATACCGACTTTCATCGCTTCAACTTCATCTGGCTTCATCTTGGCAACTTTACGCGCAAACTCTTGAGCTGTTAGTTTTTCATATGCATCGCCAACATCATATGCGCGGCGCATTTCAGAAAAGTCAGCGAACTGCGCGTCAGCTTTTTTAAAGGCGTCATTCAGGTCGCCAATCCTCGCCTTAAACTGATTGCGCACCGTGAGAACATCTTTTGCACGGTCATTAAGTTTGCCGGTCACACTATCTGTATTTGCGTTAATTACGCGATCGAGACCTTGCGCAATTTTCTGCAAATACATTGTTGGAACAGTTTCGCCAGACAGCGCAGTCTCTAAGTCTGGTATAACATCTTCACCAAGAGTGTCGGCGCGACTTTGTATAGCGGCAAACGCATCTTGGAACACCTTGCGATTTGCAAATGTGCGGAATGGCTCTGCCGGTATGTTTACATCGGCAGCCTCATACAAAGGCTGGAACTTTGCCGCTTGGGCTTCATATAAGTCGTCCAGATAATCCAATCCATATGCGCCGGCAGCGTCCATCTTTTCAGCGGTAACATCTGCAATGCGCCCACCTTGCTCAACGCTTCGCTCCATCATGGCTTCAAGCACACCTGTGCGCGTCGCTGATGGCACCGCCTGTGCTGCGTACGCAGCCCCACGGGTTGCCTCACCGATGTCTGCTGGCATCATAGGGGCTCCTGCCGCTTGCGCCTTCTGTAGTCGCTCTAGTGCGCCTTGGGGAGTTAAACCCTCGCGCTCTAAGGCTGTGAGGGCGCGACGCTCTGCAAGCTGCGCTGCACGCTTTGGCCCCGTGAAGCCAAGCCCATCAATAACACGAGACCCTACGTCACCAGCTACCCCTGCAACGGCGGGCATTGCACCGCCTAGAGCGCCGCCTACAGCGGCACCTGTGGCTGCACTTTCTAGCCGTTTACCTAATCCGCCTTCACCTGCGCCAAATCCTGCCACAGCGCCCTCTGCAGCGCCTGCAGCAGCGCCACGTGCAGCTTGAACTCCCATCCCCGCTCTTGTGCCTGCCAAGCCCGCGCGAGCGGCTAGTCCAACTGGGCCAGCTAATGTGGGCGCGATGGCGCCCGTTATCTCTAGGCCAGTAGCTAGCGCAGGGCGTGCTTTCTTAAATTGCTTGAGGTCTTTACGCACTTCAGCCAAAATCTCATCGCGCTCACGGCCAGAGAATGTCGCACGAACATATGCCTCAGCCTCGTCACCAAAGCCCAGCGTAATACCCTGCGCAAGTGTTCTGGCTGCCCCAGATACCGTGGCTCTTGGCTTAGCTTTTGGAGTTGGCTCTGACCTTGCCTCTTGCGCTGTTCCTGCAAGCCTGTCAGCCATCTTACGAAATAGCGCAGCGTCGGCTTCGTTCCCACGAGCCTCAGCCTTTTCAGCCGCATCTAAGTATTCTTTGACCGTCGCCATTTTAGTATCCTTTTAACTTGAGCTCGGCTAACTTTTCTTCTTGCTGCTCTAATTCTTCCATGAGTTGCTCATATGCGAACTGAATGTTCTGCGCAGTTTGGCGAGGATTGTTTACTGCATCCATCGGGCCAGAAATCGCGCCGATCGCCTTCAGGTCAGCGTCAGAGAGCGTGCCAAGTTTTGCGCCAGTTGCCAAAATTGCTTGCAAGTTTTGGAACGTCATGATTGATGAAAACTGCTCAGCGAAAGACTGGAAGTCTCGAAACTGCTTCGTGTCAGGAACAACACCTTGCCGCGTGATAAAGAAAGACGATGGGTCATATTCACCAGCCTTCAGGGAAGATAGCATTTGCTCAACGCTATCATATTTACCAGCCGCCGTGAGTGCGCGCTCAGCAACCCGTAACGCCTGTTCAGTTGACTGGATCTGCCCAGTCGCCTGCTCCAAGTCTATATCATACTCTTCTTTTACTGCTGTCGCCTTTGCAAGCTCATCCTGTTTAGTTTGCAACATCATCTTAAACTCGTCGACCAGACCAGCTTGCAAATATGTTGGCATTGCATTTTGCAGCGCAGCTATTTCCTGCTGTAAGCGTTCAGTCGTTGACATCTGCGTAGTATCGCCAGTCGGGGCTTGCTTCATTGGTGATAAGCCAGTTACGCCGATTAGTAGTGCATCAATCTTTGCCTGCTTAACTTGCTCTGCCTCTAGCTCTAACTGCGCTTGACGCTCCTTACGAGCCTGATCTGCACGCAAGGTAAAGTCTCTCATTAAGTTGCTAAACGAACTTCCCTGCTTGCCCTGAAGCGCCATACCCGCGTCGCTAAGTGCGGCAAACGCAAGCATACGTCGCTGCGTCTTTGATAGATTGCTGTATGGGTCTTCCGGCTTTGCTGGCTGCTGTATTGTGTCTAACAGAGCGGGAGGCGTCTGGGTGAGGCCAAGCTGCTCAGGCGTCATCTGTGAGAATGCAGGCTGAAACGCGGAGGTGTCAGACTGGTTAACGGTAACTGGTGCAGGTTGATCCGCTTGGATCGCGTCTAAAACATTTTGCGTCTGAGCAACGTCTAAGCCAAGGTCACGTAACGCCGAGTAGTCGTTTGGATAAGATATGGGCATTTCTTCGGTTTGAATGGCTGCAGTCTGCGGCGTTGCAAATTCCATGGCTGCTGTTTCCGCCTGACGTGCTAACTGTTCTTGCTCATTCATCTGCGCTGGGAAGAGTGCCCGTAGCTCTTGCTCAGTTGCCACGTCACCCGCGATTGCGTCGGTTAGATTTAGGCGGTCGATGTCTTCTTGTGTGAGTAGATACTGTTCCATTACGCGTCTAGCTCCTGCTGTAGTCCGCCGTAGTTCACCATGCGGTATCCATCGTCACTGCGTACAACTAGGTTCGGGTGAGTTTCCTCAAGCTCCTGAGCAATAACGCCAAAGCTGCTGCCCTCTAAGCCTTTAGACTTAGCAATGTCATTCCAGTCCCAAGTATAGAAGTTTATACCGTTAGACGTGCTATGTGGCTGCACGTTTTCCTTTAGGCGCATGTCTGAGAACCCTAGCGCCGCGAAGCCCTCACCAGCTTTCCCAGCGGCAGCTAATATGTTCGCAAACTGCCCCATCGGATCGCGTTTTGTTGTTGTTCCCGTCGTTGTACCTAATCCCGCTGGGAAGGCTGATGCGCCGCCAGTCAACGCTGAGAATTGTGTAAGCGGGAATTGTTGCTGCGCTAGGTACTCCTGATACGCTGCGTCTAGCCCTTGCTGGCTAAGAAGACGCTGCGCTTCGCCTGCGCCCATCTGCGCGCCAAGTCCGGCAAGCTGCGTCTGGAACTGTGTCGCGCCCAATCCGGCAAGCTGGCCAGCCGCTCCGAGGCGCTGCGCCTGCTCTGCGCGTCGTGCGGCGTCTTCCGCCTGCTGACGTGCAACGGCCTGAGAGTAACCTTGCTGCTGAAGCTGCCCTAACGTTTGGCCCATGCCCACTTGGTATTCGCCCTCTAAGGCGCCGCGGTATACGTCGCCACGCGAACCAAAAGCGCCCGCCTTGGCGCGGGTGGCCGCCTCCGCCGTGCGTTGCTTTGCGCGCTGCGCTTCCATCGCAGCGATCGTGGGATCCATTACGCCGGCGGTGTATTCTTGCGCGTAACGTGCAACGTCTGCGGCGCGCTGCTCTGGAGTGCGTGCCTGCATGCCCGCTATTTCTTGGAATACACTACCAGCCTGACCGAATTGATCTGGGACGCCGAGTGCGCCGTAACCTGCTAACGCTTGCTCTTGCAGGCCAGTCATACCCGCGACGCGTTCTCCGGTATACGGAGTGAACTCCATCCCCGCAATCTGGCCAGCCATTGGCATGAAGTATTGCTCCATGTAACGCTGCTGTAGCGGATCCATTGTCGAGGTTTGCGTCTGTGTTGTGCTACTCTTGCCCACGGCTAAAGCTCCATCTCAAAGTGTCGATACGTTTCCAAGAAGCCCTTATCTTGCACGCAACGTGAAAATCCAATTCTTCCGTCAGCTTCTATGGCAGCTAACTCGCCCTGCTTTGCTACTTCCTTGAGAACATTTATGGCTGCGTTCATCCAGACGTTCATGTCAGTGCCACCCATATACTCAATGTATAGCGTTTGCCTCTGAGGGTGCCTCATGACGCATGTTGTGAATGCGGCAATCAACGTGTCCTGCATATACACAGCCCATATCAAGCTGCGGCCTTCTAGTATGTCTCTCACAACGTCTTCCATAGAAGAGTTGCGTTCGTTTCTCCGGATTGATGGCTCAAGCAGTGATAGCGTTTTCTCAACACCCGCTTGGACGTCTTCCACAATGGGTTCAATCCGAATAGTCGGCTTTCGTTCAAAGTTTACAACATTATCAGTCAAACGTGAACCCTCATCCATGCAACCTCGTAATCGCAATCGTTGACGCAGGCGCGGCAGGTGCAAATGCAGTTGCCACTGTCGCATCTAAAAACCCGCTTGTGCTGTCTACTGCCCACATGGCCTCTAAATAATCGTTAGCACTCACATCAAAGATTGCAGAGCGCGACACAACTAAAACAGAGCCGTTTTGGTGCAGCGCGTTCTTCATCGTTGACCCCGTAACGTCAACACCGTTTATGCGAGGCCAAAACCAGAAGTTGACTGTGCTGCTAGATGTTGATGCAATCTGCGCGGAAAAGCTAATCATGTATTGACCCGCTTCCTCAAAGACAATGCGCGAGGCAGGCGTGCCGTTTGTGACCCCATCGGCAATGCTAGAAGTGTACGTTAAAGCGTACGCTGTGTTTATAGCTGCTGCTGTCTGGTCTGCCGTCACTGCGCCAGCGTATTGACCATCCTCCAGAACGATCTGCACGAACTCGTTATTCTTGGACACGACTGGATAGCCGTTCACCTCATCCCATAAGATGATGCCGTTATCAGACGGGTTATCGTCTGCAGTCTTAAAGCCTAACTTTGACAAGTTGAGCGACAGATACTGCGTGAGCTGTCTGCCCCACTGGTCAAGGTTTGCTCCGATAACTGGCAGCGTTGGGATCGGCATTACCGTTTACCCCCTTGCTGCGCATCAACACGAACAATGCCAAGCCTGAAGTTGGAACCGTCATCTGGCTCCACGCGCATCTTAAATTGACGGCCAGCGAAGCGTAGCCCTGTCGGCGTTGCGGGGTTAAACGGGCCGTGCTCTGTCTCGTCGCCATTCGGGTAAAAGCGAGACTTGAACTTCACCTGAACGTCACCCTTTGCGCGTTCATCTGCAATCATCTGGGTTACGTGTGTAATGTTGTCGCCGTTGCCTAGCTGTATCGGGCCAGTCTCAGCAAACATATTTGTCGCGCCAATGTTTGACTGCTCATGCTCGTAAACATCTGTGCTTTCTAAGAGCAATGGATGGCGGAATACGCCGCGCGGTGCGCCTGCGGTGCGAGATAGCGATCCAATGTGCCAGTGGTTTTCTTTGAAATCGTAGGCAACGTATTTGTCGATCTCACCTGTATCGGTCTGCGCATCAGATTGATAGAACCACCAGACTTCGCCAAACTCTGAATTATTCCACGCCCAAACCTTAGATTTGTTTGTGTCCTGTATCTCGCCAAACACATGGTCAAACACATCGCACGGTATTTCTTGCACGACGTTACCATCGAAACGGAAAAAGCCACGTTGGCCCATCCAAAATACGCCTGCATCCGTGTCAACTGCCGCCGCGCGGGATATTGCACCGCAGGCTGTGCCGACACGTTGGAAGCCATAAATGAACGGCGGGCCGCTGTATCTTGCGCTGTGCGCGTCGATGTCAGTTAGTATCAAAACCTGACCGCGTGTGCGAATACCCTGCATTATCTGGCCAGCAGTCTGCAGCTCAATGTCGCCAGCTTGGTTTGCGGATGTTGGCGTCCACGCGGTGTTATCCTCAATGTCGCACCACTGCACTTTGCGTGGGTTATTCCCAGCGCCTAACGCAAAAATAATACGCTCCTCGGTGACAACCGCACCAAGATTTCCTATTGGCGCGTTAGAGATTTGCGCTGCATCACTCGATGTATTTAACTGCCACTCGTACAGCTTGCCGTCAGCATATGAACAAGCGATCAAATACTCGCCCCAGTTGTCCAGTGACCATGTGTTTGCCTCTGAGTAAGAGCCAAATTCAGACCTTTCAACACCATATGCGCCAACACCATAGTTACCGTACCCGTAGCCTGTTTCTAACGTGCTATGCTCGTCTCCAGCCGTAAGGCCAGTCGGCGTGATGTCATAGAACATGTTATTTGATGTAGCCACTCTTAATTCGTTGTATGATCCGCCCGCATAAAAACGCGATCCATCGTTGGCTTCCCATGTGTGAAAACCGCGTATCGGATTTACGCTAATCGCTTTCTGCTTCAAGCTAATATTATCGATGTACCATTCAGGCGTTACCGTTTGCAGCTTATTGACCATGATAGTGACAGTCCCCGCTGCCGTAATATCAAAGTCAAAACTATGCGATCCATTTGCCACTTCTTCGCTGAGATATATTACCTCATCTGGGCCAAATATGTCTTCTCCAACTCTAACTCTTATAGTGTTGCTTTCACCCAAACCACCAACATCAAATGTTATCCTATGCTTGGCAGGGATCACGCTAATATCTTGCGTCAGTGTGGTGGCCGATGGGTAGTTATGTGTCGCGGTATTTGGATAGGTTCCTGAACTAGAAATTGTCCACCCAGTGGCTGCTGTCCAAGATGTATCAGGTATCGTTGAGAAGTCTCCGTTAGAAACTAGCTCAGCGCCAATCCGCGAAGTCCATCCACCAACTGGGCGCAGCGTATTGTCACGCCAACGCACGAGTGACGCGTCCTGCCACCTGCCTTGACCCTCTAAGTCCGTGCCGTTCTTATATACGCCTGCTGGCAAGTCTATCGGTACTAACGTCATGCCTGCGATCCATAAATTGTTCCGTTATTCACAACTGTGATTGATGTGCCTGAGATTGCAGCGCCCCCCGCTGCACCAGAGCCACCACCCGCTGCGCCCCAACCGCCGCCACCGTCACCAACGTAAGTCGCAGTGCCAGCGCCACCTGCGTTGCCAAGCGACCCGCCTGTACCGCCTGTTCCGATTGGCCCTGCGGGGTCTGACGTGCCTCCCGCTCCGCCTGAGCCGTTTAGGATGCGTCCACCACCGCCGCCGCCGTTTACGCGAAGGCCCTCAAACCAGTTGGAGCCTGCACCGCCGCCCCCACCAGTGCCACCGCCTACGCCGCGCCCACCGCCGCCGCCTGAGTACACGTCCTGTGGCGCGCTTGTGCCTGATTGGCCGACGGCTCCGCCTGTTCCGCCAGAGTAGATTGTGCCGTTCTCATGGCGACCACGGCCACCGTTACCGCCACCTGCGCCACCGCCGCCTCCGCCGTAGCCTGAGCCTCCTCCGCCGCCGCCACCGCCGCCCGCGATGTATGCGCCAGATTGGTTGGTGATCGTCACGCCTGTCGCGCTGTTATCAATCGCTGGCCCGCCGCTTTGTGCTGCGCCGTCATAGCCGCCGCCGTTTCCGCCGCGACCAATGATGTAGCCAGAGTTAAAGATTGTTACCTTGCCGCTCATGCTGCTCGGTATGATTAATCCGCCAACCGTCACATCGTCAGACCAGATGTAAACGCCAGACGCGATGCTAACGATAACCTTGTCGCTGCCGTTCCATCCCTCTGACGTAAGATACGTGCTAAGGTTTAGCTCTTGCTGGTTAGATGTAATCGTAAACTCGAAGACACCAGCCGTTCTAAAGCCAAAGCCCCTAGCTGACATTCCTCCGAAGGTTGATAGTGCTGGCATTATGCAAATTCCGTCTGGCTCGCTAATACAGTGTAAGTGTCCGTCGCCGTCTTAATGATGGTAAACGTATATACGTCAATTCCGCTAGGGTTCCCGCTGGCTGGCGCTGATCCGCCCTGCCACTTAGGTGTAACCGCAGTGCCGTCAATTTGATATGCGCTGAGATAGTATGCAGTCGCACCCTGCGTCATCGCAACGCTAACCGTAATGCTTTCGCCATTGGCAAGCATGCTGTTTAGCGTTGTGCTGCCATCGCCGCGAAAGTTAATTGTGCGATTGGCTGTTTGATCTGCAGTGTAAAGCTCAACGGCCTGCGTCTTGCAGTCAAAGGTAATTGTGCCAGTCGTGCTTGTCTGCGTTGTGACCTTCTCGACGACTTCCTCGATTTTAGTCGTGCCGTTCAAGTCTGCGTCTGTGTTTGTGTAAGTGGCAACGTCAGTCATGGCAACTTGCACCATTGTGCCGTCGTCATTCACGACTACGCGGTCTGCGTCTGCAAGCGTTGTAGATGTCGCGGCTGTGTCGCCGTCTATTACGTTAAGCTCGGAGAACGTAACAGTCGCCCCGCCTAAGATGTTCAGCTCGTCAACTGTGACAGTTGCGCCAGTCAATATGTTAAGCTCGGCAGCGCTTGACGTGACTGCAGTCCCGCTGACGCTCCACGAACCCGCCGTCAGGTCTGGCGTAATCTCAAGATCGCCGTCTAGGTAATTGGCAACGGTGTCAAGTGTGCTGTTAAGAGTAGTACCCCATGTGCCGTCAGAACCGCCGACTATGGGTTTTGTTAGCGTGATAGCCATGTGATGTCTCCTTTGCTGCTAACATACAGCAGTTTTTAGCTTTCGTCTATGTTAGTGGGCTTTGATCAACCCATGTGTCAGTGTCTTCGGATACGTCTGTCCATATGTCAGTATCCTCAGATATGTTTGTCCAAGTGCCGCTTGCCTCTGCGACAAGTGACCATGTGTCTGTGTCTTCTGCCTGATCTGTCCAGATGTCGCCATCTTCCGCAAGGTCAATCCACTTCTCGGATAGCGACGCAAGCATTATTGATGTTGCCTGCGTTAGTAATGCGTTGCTGCTGTAAGTGACCGATGCTGCGATAATTTGGGTTGCTTCGCCAGCGCTTACTGCGCCT